CTAAGCCGCCTGTGAGCTCACAGGAGCCTCAACAAGCTACAAACAGAAAAAAGACAGGTAAACCTACACCTAAGAGTAAAAAAGGGCAGGAAAAGGCAAATAAGAGCCCACAGATACCTAAGCTGTGTAGGAATTGTACTCACTGTAGCAAAGAAAATTTTGGAGGAGGGCTTAACTGTATCCGTAATTTTACCTCTCCTATTGTGCCTGTAAAGCCTAATACTAGATGCAAGTATCCAGAAAACTTTACTCCTACTGATGGGGCGATTAAGCATTATACAGGAGGCGGTAAAGATGGCAAGTAAGGGTATTGGTAAGGTATTTGAGGAGGAGATCAAGAAATCTTTTCCAGAGGATTTTTATATAGAGCGTTATAAGGATGATACCGCTGGATTTTATGGAGTAAGTAACCCGGCGGATTACCGCCTCTATAAATATCCTCTTACATTCTTGTTAGAGCTAAAATCTCATAAGGGCAAGAGTATTCCTTTGGAAAAGATCCGTAATAGCCAGCTTAAGGGAATGAGAAAAGCTACTCATCATAAAGGAGTTTACTGTGGTTTTCTCCTCAATTATAGGGATTTAGAGGAAACCTATTATATCACTTTTGAGGATCTGGTAAGAGATTTTTACATAGTGAACGGTAAAGGGGATTTTGAGGCAAAACCAGATGGGCGTAAGAGCGTACCTGTAGAGTGGTGTACAGAAAATGGTGTAAGGATAGAGCAGGAGAAAAAGAGAGTACGCTACTCCTATGATTTGAGGAGCTGGCTAGAGAGATATTTTGGAGGTGTGATATGAAAGTTACTCAATGTAAAGGAGAGGGGCAAGGATCTTGTAAGAGATGTTCCGATAAAGGCAAGTGGAATAGGAATTGGATGTGTTTTCTGTATAAGATAGAGGGCTATGAGGGGTGCTACTGTGCAGATTGTGTAAAAGAGATTAAAGCGGAGGCAGGTGTAGAGGATGGCAGTAAGTGAGGTATTAAGTAAACTCATAAAAGAGGTACAGGAGGAGAGCACTCCAGTAGTAAAGCTCTCTAATCAGCTTATAGAGAATTACAGTAAGGATCTGGATAGTGCTATTTCAGAGTTGGATATGATTATGGAGAGTATCGGAGAAAACTCCATAGAAGATATACCAGATAGCCAGATCGAGTATTACTGTGTAAAAATTCCAGCTCTGATGTACTATGCAGGGCAAAGAGTAGAGGAGCTGGGGATGCAAGCGGATTTAGCCTCTAACGCAAAGAAAACCGCCCAAAATGAGGCAATGCTTAAGGTAACAGGCACAGTACAGGAGAAAAAGGCAAGAGTAGAGCAGATTACAGAGGATAAGGCTCTTGTGGAGGCAATTTACAGGAGAGCCTATAACAGCCTTAAGGTAAAGCTGGAGATGGCGGAGAAAATCTACAGCGGATTAAAGAAAGCTCTTAGTAAGCGTATTGCAGAGGTGGATCTGGATCGCTTTAGTAAGGATAGATATACAAGAGATCCAGAGGATCCTACAGAGGAGTAACCTATGGAGCGGTGGGCTTATGAATACTTTAGGCGGTGTGAGATAGAGGAACGCTGTAGGCAGGAGGCAGAGTGGCTATTGGATCATCCTAAAGACGGTGTAAGGAAAATCGCTAGAGAGTTTTGTATCAGTAAATCACAGGTACACAGGGATTTACATGAGCTTAAGCATATAGATGATGATTTGTATATACAGTGTCGGAATATTTTAAGGAGGCATAGGAGGAGCCGATGAAAGTATTTTTAGTAGTGGTACTAATTGCTGTAATAGCCTTTATCCTGTTTGTGGTAATCGGTACTTGTATGAGCTGTTATTACAGTATTCCTTATGAGGAGTGGGTACAGATCGAAAAGGAAAGGGCAGAGGTAGAGCGGATTAAAAAAGAGAAGAAAGAGCGGAGGAAAAACGATGGTAGAGGATAAGATAAACCTATTTTTAGAGGAGTTAGAAAAGCAGGGTATAGAGATAGACGGAGAAACAGCGATACTCTGTAATGACGGAGTAATTTTATTTATGCCTAATGAGAGGGGCAAGGTGGATATAGGGGTGGTAAGAAATCTGGTAAAGCTAGATTACACCTTAGGTATCACAGATAAGGATGTGGAGCTCTGGAGTACCGCTGGGGAGCTCATGCAGGAGTTAGGAGGATCCGCTCAATGAAAAGGCTATTGCTTAAGTTGGCGTATTCAGTATTGGATTATTATGGGGAGTTGCCTTTGGGTACAAAGGTTGAGTTAGGAGGTATTATTACTTTTAATGGGATCCGATATTGTATAACTGATATGCACTCAACTATTTGTTATGGATCGGGGAGTGATTTAAGTATAAATTCTAAGGAGGTAATGCTATATGGCAGAAATTGATAACCTCATAGCAGAGGTAAATAAGAAATATAAAACGGAGATTATCCGCAAAGCATCGGATCTTAAGAGTATAGAGTTTATTCCTTATACCTCTCCCTGTATGAATTATCTTACCAGAGGAGGAGTACCTGTAGGGCGGATGCTGGAGCTGGTAGGATTGCCACAGAGCGGAAAGACTACCACAGCTTTAGATGTGATTGCAAATTATCAGAAAAAGTATGATCGGTATGTGGTGTATCTGGATGCAGAGAATACGCTGGATAAAGAGTGGGGATCCACTCTGGGGGTAAACTGGGATACAGTAATCCTCATTCAGCCAGAGAGTGAGTATGGGGAGCAGTTGTTAGATATGCTCTTAGATTATATCCGCTCTGGAAAAGTAGGGCTTGTGGTGCTGGATAGTGTTCCTTTTATTCAGCCTAAGAGTACCTGTGATAAGGCTCTGGATGAGAAAACTTATGGGGGAAACAGCGCTCTCATTAAAGCCTTTTGCGATAAGGCAATACCATTATGTAAAAAGAATGAGTGTACTTTCTTAGCACTTAATCAGCTAAGAGAAAATATTGGAAATCCTTATAAGCCTTTTAAGATCCCTTGTGGTACAGCTCTGGCTCATGCGTGTAGTCAAATTCTTTGGTTTACAAAGGGCTCTTTATTTGATGATAAGGGAAATGAGGTAAGTGGTAATTATGCTACTCCCTCTGGAAATCTGGTAAGCGTGAAAATGGAAAAGAATAAGGTTACAAAGAATGATCGGCGGCTGGGTACATATACTCTTAATTACTATTCTGGAGTAGATGAGATTAAGGATATTCTGGATATGGGGATCCTGTTAGGAGTGATAGTACAGAGCGGAGCATGGTTTAGGGCTAAGCTCAAAGACGGAACAGAGAAAAAGATGCAGGGCAAAGGCGGAGTACAGGATTTCTATTACAATGATCTGGAGGAGTTGGAATATCTTAGAGAGCAAGTGTATAAGGCTACTATTTAACTTGGAGGAGGTGTAAAAAGCCTCCTCTATAATTTTATACAGGGGCTATATAAAAAGTGCTTGACATCTTTATATAAGGGGTATATAATAAAAGCACAAACAAGATACAAACTGAAAAATGAGGAGGAAATAGATATGAAAAACATTTTAATGAGATTGGTAAAGGACTTTAACGAATATTCGGAGCTGGTGGCTCTCAATTATTCCAAAAGGAAAGAGGGAAAATGTGATGAGAGCACCTTACAGTGGAATAGAGGGCATTTATATCAGATTGAGGAGTATCTGAAAGAGATGGCAGACAGCTTAGGGGTTACTCTTAATTGGGAATGTAAAGAGCATCTGTTTGGTTATGACGATTGGAAACGGATGCTTGAATACAGGACAGTAAGTATAAGTTTTGAAGATATGGAGAAGTTGGGAGCCTAAGGGCTCCCAGAGCAGGAGGTAGAGGATTATGGTACACGATTTTAGAGAAGTTAAGGCGGCTGTTATGGATACAGTAAAGGATATGGATAAGAAAGATCCTAATTGGAAGTGGAAAGCAGTAGTACAGAAAGCACAGATTAAAATATTCTGGAGTTATTTAGAGTATAAAGGAGAAATCCCTCCGTTTATTATCACAGATGGATCCGCAGAGAAAGAGGAGTGTTGTGCGGAGGATGAGGATTTTATTGTACTTAGGGATGAGAGAGGCTATTACATGACAGGAGCTATCTTGGGAAATGAGAAGATATGGCAGGATGGCACATTAGAGGAGTGTGTGGTACGCCTTATGAGATATTTACAGGGCAGGGTAAATAGGACTTATTAAGGAGGAAAAGGTATGTTTGAGGTATTTATAAACAGTGCTGGTGGCGTAAAGCGGTATTTTACAGAGTTTGAAACAGAGGCGGAGGCAGAGAGTTTCTGTAGAGAATATGGATGGGAATGGGTAGATGAGAATGAGTTTGTGTGGGATATGGATTATGAGGAGGTGTGAGCTATGACAGAGAACGAGAGGCAGTTTTATTTATTACTCTGTATGAGTGGAAGAACAGAGGAGGCTATGGCTTACAAAGAACGGATAGAGGGTAAGGAGGCTAAGGATAATGCTGGAGAAGAAGATCAGACGGTATAAGCTCATGGATGCTCATAGAAATTTGATAAGAGAGGGAAAGCTCTTAGAGGGTAGATTAGTTTTATATCTTCTTAGAAAAGGGCGGATCTCTTTGGGGCTGGGAGATGAGGCGTGGAATGTGGAGCGGTTGTGTGAGGAGCTGGGCTGTAGGATAATCTGTAAAAGAAATGGCTATATAGTGGAGGTGCGGTTATGACGGATAAGCAGAGAGATATGATAGCTGGGGTGGATTGGCTCCTTAGAAAATTCAATAAGTATAATGATGATAAGGAGTTTACTGTAGAGGAGATTATCAGAGCCTCTAATGAGGCTGTGCAGGAGATTTTAACGGAGGTAGAGGGATGAGGAAAGTAATTTATACGATAGATGATCTGGAGTATTTTAGAGAGCTCTACAAGGGAGCGGAAAATCTGGAGGATATTCTTAGTGCAATAACTCCTTTTCGGTGTGAGTATACACTGATAGGAGAGGACTATGAGAGAAAATATTTATTACTGGATCCAGAGGGGAATAAGCTCAATATTAACGATTTGAACGGATACCAGAAAGGAGTAATTTTGGCGGATTGTCAAAGGCATTTCCAGAGAAAGCCTTTAGAAAGCGGTGGAGAAATGCCTACAGGGTGTATTAAAATAGAGGAGGCGGAGATATAGATGATAATTCCTAAGTATGTGCAAGAGTTAATGAGTAGAGCAAGGTTTGTATTAGGGGTTGGAGAGGCTGGCTATACGATTAGAATTTATAAGAGTACACCTTACACAAAGATACCTACTCTTAGGGCAGAGGTAGAGCGGTTACAGAGGTGGGTAGAGCGTATGATGCCAGAGGATGATCTGGGAGTGCCTACAATGATTGTAAACAGTATTCCTACTAAAACTCATTATTGCGATCAGTATGCGGTGGTAACGATTTTTGATCCGATAATGCAGAGAATAGAGAGGTACATCAAAGAGTAAGAGCTGTACCTCTAAAATATCAACAAAAATGTGATAAAGATAGGTAAAGGAGGTAATGGCTATGTTGAATAAAGAGAAGTTATTTAGCGGAGTTTATGGGTTGGCTGTAGGAGATGCCTTAGGAGTGCCTGTAGAGTTTTGTAATAGAGAAATGTTGGATAGAGATCCTGTAAAGGGAATGGAGGCAGGAGGTACACATAGGCAGAAAAAAGGTACTTGGAGCGATGATACAAGTATGGTACTAGCTACAATGGATGCTATGGGTGCTGGAGGGCTATCCTTTGGTATGATTATGGATAATTTCAAAAAGTGGTTTACAGAGGCAAAGTATACCGCTACAGGGGCGGTATTTGATATTGGAGGTACCACAAGTGCCGCTATTCAGAATTATATGAGAGGAGAGCCTTTAGAGCGGTGTGGATTTGCAGATGAGAGGAATAATGGTAATGGATCTCTTATGAGGATGTTACCTATGGTTTATTATGTGCCGCTTAAGTATGGGCTGGAGGTAAATCCTGTAGCAGTAGAGCAGATTTATAGGCTTTCTGGCTTAACTCATGCGAACATACTTAGTAAGGTATGCTGTGTTTATTATGTGTATATTGGTATGTATATTATGGAGTACGGTAAAGAAAAAGGGCTTCACAATTCTATCAGAGAGGCTATTGAGGAGGTAGAGAAGTATTATTTTGTGGAGCAGGAGGAGATCCCTTGTGTACTCCAGATTACAGGCATGGATAGCCTTATGGATTGTGTAAACCTCAATAGAGGAGAAATAGAAAGTACAGGGTATGTATTGCATAGCTTGACTTCCTCTATCTGGTGTTTGTGGAATACTTCCAGCTATGAGGAGGCTGTATTAAGGGCTGTTAATCTGGGAGCAGATACGGATACTACAGGGGCTATTACAGGCTCTTTAGCAGGTATTTATTATGGGCTGGAGGATATTCCTAAGAGCTGGCTTAAGGAGCTGAAAGGTAGTAAGGAGATTACAGATATTTGTGACAGATTTTATAATCAGTATAAATAAGGAGGCTGGCGGCGTGAGAGAAAAATTGGAGCAGTTAAGAGCGGATCTGATTGCTTATAAAGCAAGCGGTAGGAGAGAAATTTCTCCAGATCTTATTATCGTAAGGCTTAATGCAATACTGGAGGAGCAGGATGGAGATAAAGAAAAGGGTGGAGCTGTATAAGAGCCTATTTGGGGAAAATTGTAAGGCTTTAGAGGCGGTAAAAGGGTTTATATTACCTGTAGATAGATTAGAGGCTCTGGAGGCTATTAGGGGGCTTAATACGGAGCTTTCTAATCTGTATATGGTATCTCTCCCTACTCTTACAGTGTGGGTAAGGGATGATAACTATGTAGCGGCTACAGGGGAAATATATCTTACAGAGCCAGAGTTGGAGGGGTTTCTCCATCAATTCCGCCATCATTTACAGAATGTGGAGCGGAAATATGAGAGGAGAGGGCTTACTACAGAGGGAAAGCTGGAGCTGGCAGGGATCCCTTATAAGGATACGGTATATAAAATGTATGGAGAGGATGATGCTATAGCATTGAGTAAGTTTGTTATTGAGTTATCCTCAAAGTAGAGGTATAATTTACCCAGTGAAAATTTTGATATAGGAGCTGGGTATTATGGAAGAAACTAAGGAAAGTTTAGGAGAGTTTTGGGATGAGTGGGAAAAGGAAACAGAGAGTTTAGCCAGAGCCAATAGAGAGGCAGTAGAAAAAATCAAGTTAGAGGCTAAGCGTAAGCAAGATGGGCTGTTAAAGAGCAGGGGAGAGGCGTATTATGAAAATAGGAATTAGAAAGCCCAGTATTAAAAAGGCGGTAAAGGCTAAAACCGTAGGTAAGGCTAAAAGGGCGGTAAAGAAAGCTGTTAATCCTGTTTATGGGAAAAAGGGAGCCGGCTTAGTGAAAGATCCTAAGAGAGCTGTTAAAAATAAGGTGTATAAGAAAACCACAGTAGGAGTAAAGGATATTCTGAAATAAGGGGGCGGATTATGGATAATGAAAAGCAAAAAGCGGCTATTTTGGAGTATTTAGAGTGCTCCTATTCTGGGGCAAGGATGATGGATGATGTAGAGCTCCAGACGAGGATAGGCAGGGCTATAGAGGCTTTTAAGGCGGATGTGCATGAGGATGTTTTCAGAGAGGGTTTTATAGAAAGTCAAATTGAAAAAGAAATGCAAGTTTAGAGGATCTGTAAAAGGATCCTCTTTTTTTTTGTATCTAAAAGCACTCCTCAAAAGTGATTAAGTTAGTTATCACAGGAAAGGAGGCGGTACAGTGGCGGCGGATAAAAAGAAAAAGGTTACATCTACAGATATTAAGCTGGCTCTAAGAGATATGCACTTATCGAGGAGTAGTTATTTTATAACAGAGTGTAAAACCTGTAGTACCTATTTCCCAGATCCACAGGGGCTACTTAAGTTTGATGGACTGGCTATTACAAAGAGCTATACTAAGCCCTGTATTATCGGTTATGAGATCAAGGTAAGCAGGAATGATTTTAAGCAGGATAATAAGTGGCATTTATATTTACAGTATTGCAACGAGTTTTTCTTTGTAGTACCTACTGGACTTGTTAAAAAGGAGGAGCTACCAGATAATGTAGGGCTGATTTATTACAATCCAGATACAAAGGCTCT